CCTCGAACAGATCTTGATTTAAGTGTTGGTACTGAAATCACTATGCAGATACCCTATGTGTCTCCTCATGCTTTCTACAATCTTATTACAGGTCAAGGAACTTTTGGAACTGTGTATGTAGTCGTTTATGCACCTTTACGTGACGTTAATTCCGGAACTCAATCAGTTGAATATACTGTATGGGCTTGGTTAACTGATGTTGAAATTGAATATCCTACTGGTGCTCCTCTCAAAACAACTGGTTTTGGTCCAAATAGTGAATTTTTTGCTACTGCTCAAATGGGACTTGAAGATAAACAACTCAAAAGTGAGGCTTCTCCCTCTGCTGGTGTTGGTCAAATATCTGAAGGTCTAACTACTCTTTCTCGTATTCCAATTGTGGGCAATATGTTTACTCGTCCTGCCTGGATTTCAGCCCAAGCATCTAATATCATGAAACTTTTGGGTTATTCTAAAACTACAGCTAAGGGTTCTGTTAATGAAATGAAACAGAGAGGAGTATTTCGAATGGCCAATTACAATGGTATTGATATGTCTCAAAAACTTGCTCTTGCATGTGATAATGAGATTGAAACTCAACCTGGTTTGGCTGGAACATCTATTGACGAAATGCACATCTCTCGTATAATTTCAATACCTAATTATTGGGATACATTTTTGTGGGATACTACTACTGCAAGTGGTATTATCTGGCAAAATCTTGTAACTCCCATGAAGATCAAAAATGTTTCTAGTGCTATAACTGACCGTTTTGTGTGTACACATTTAGGTTATGTTGCAAACACTTTTGGTTTGTGGCGTGGTTCTTTGGTTTATACATTCAAATTTGTTAAGACTCAGTTTCATTCTGGACGTTTGCGAATTTCCTTTTATCCTTTCGCTTTTAACACAAATAATACATCTAATGGTGATACTGGGAAGTGTTATCAGATGATTGTTGATTTGCGTGATAGTACTGAGGTGTCATTTACTGTTCCTTATGTTTCTTCTCGTCCATGGATGTTTTGCACAAGACCTGAATCCGCTTGGGTTAAAACTACTACTCCACCAGCTGACTATACACCAGCTTTGGCTACAGGTGTTATTCAAGTTGAAATTCTTAATCAATTGAAGGCAGCATCTACGGTCACAGGGCCAATTAATGTATTGGTTGAAGTTTCAGGAGGACCTGATATGGAGTTTGCTGACCCATCAGAACCAACATATGTTCCATATGGGGGTTCAATTTCAACAGCAACTCCTGATGATTTTGAATTTATTCATCATGCTAATGCTCAAATTTTTCTTGGTACAACAGAATCTATTCCTCGTAATGATGCGCAATTGGGTTTGTCGCCAAAAGCTATTGATACTGAAACTATTGATTCTAATTGGTCTCCTACTGCTTTGTGCATTGGAGAAAAAGTTATGAGTGTTCGTCAATTGATTAAACGATTCACGCGTCTTGGAGAAAATGCGTCTTCGCTGGGAACTGGTTTAGATATAATGGTTATGATTTCTCCTTTTTCTGTCACAGCTCCTACATCTACAGTTGCTCCCGCTCGTGGTTATTCTCAGTTTGAGTATTGGTTCACACTCTATGCTTTTTGGAGAGGATCAATGCGAATGAAAACTCAAGTTGTGGTTCAAAATCCTGGAGGTCCTACACCAACTACATCAAATCCAAATTCTAATGTCTATGGATATTCTACTGGTGCTAAAACCGCAGATTTTCCTTTTGCAGTGCGTTTGTTCTGTTCTTTGCAAGACACAATGAATGCTTTAATCACTAAGTGGAATGCAGTTGCTGCTTCTTCTAGATTTTTTAATGCTGTATTGACATCTACACTGATATCTGATTTACCACAACCATCAACAACTTTGATGTATCCAACAATTGAAGGAATGTTGGAGTATGAGATTCCATACTATAATTCTTCACACATCACACCAACTGTATTTTCTCCAAATGCATCAGTTGGTACTGCAGGGGCTCCTGTATCTTTTGACGTTTTCTACAAAGGTTTGTTGCCCCCCGAAATTGTCACCATTATGCCCACTGTGGTTCCTTCTCCTACGAATGTAATTACTTACACTCATTATAGAGCACCTGGTGATGATTTCTCATTCTTTTATTTACTTGGGGTTCCTCCTCTTGTGAATATTGCACGTTAAAATGACTGAGGTCTAAAACAAAATACCAAATTGAACGGTATGGAATAATATTTTGTTTTGTTTTTCGTAAAGGCTACCGTTTCCCCTATTCAACGGGT